ACAGCCGTGTGCGTGACCTTGGAGATGTTTGCACTACCGTGTCTGCAACTTATGGCACAGGCGGCGGTAATGTGCCAGTGACATTGCAACCCATTGCCTACAACATCACATTCTGCGATGCCAATGGGACTCGAGCAGATCGTCCAGATGGCGGTTTGTATGTCAACGAGACAGATGTAACAAGCACGCTAACTAAGGCTGGCATTGGTACGAATGTGGCGCAACCCATTGCATTCAGCGGTCAGATGTCAAACCCGCAAACAGATGTGGACATGACGCAAACCCTGCAAGCCAAGAATCCGATGTCGGTGGCATGGTCAATGAACTTAATGTCTCCTGGCCGTAAGGTTCGCGAAGATCATGGCGTTGGCGCTCTTACACAACAATGCCATTGTCCTACACAAGGAAATGAAGCAGTAGTAATTCAACAAGCAATGGCCGTGCGCCGACTCACGCCAAAGGAATGCGAGAGACTCCAAGGCTTCCCCGACAGCTACACCGACATCAAGCCAAAGGGCAAGCCAACGCCAGACGGTCCAAGGTACAAAGCCTTGGGCAACAGCATGGCAGTGCCTGTGATGGCGTGGATCGGACAACGCATACAAGAAGTAGAGGCAATATGCAAGCAGAACAAATAGCCAAGCAGCTCGGCAACGCAAAGAAAGCAAACGGTCAGTGGGTGGCATCTTGCCCTGTACCGAGTCACGGCAAAGGCAACGGCGACAAGAATCCATCACTCAGCATCGACATCAATGACGAGGGCAAGCCTCTCTTCCACTGTCACGGTGGGTGCAGCCAAGAGGATGTCTTTCACACCATCAGGTCAATGCACCTGCTGCCGGAACTGGAAGAACGGCCAGACCCACTCGCCAACATCAAGCCGATACCCAAAGTGGAGTTTCAGCAGGAATGGATTTACACCGATGAGAACCGCCAGCCGGTGTTCGTCAAGCAGCGGCTGCGCGTAGGGGAGTCAGGCAAGACTTACCGGCTGTACAAGATTGATGAGCACGGCAGGAAGCAAAGCTCACTCAGCGATGCACGCATCGTCCCCTACAACTTACCGGCACTCTTGGACGCGAAGACCGCAGGCAGAAACATCTTCTTGGTGGAGGGCGAGAAGGCAGCAGACGCAATCAAGTCAATTGGCATGATCGCCAGCACCGCGCATACTGGCGCCGGATCATGGCCTGCTGCCATCACCGAATACTTTGCCGGTGCTCAAGTGATCATCCTGCCGGACAACGATGCAGTCGGCTGGCAGTACGCGCACAAGGCAGCCGAGGCAATACTGCCCATCGCTAAGTCTGTCAAGGTAGTTGACCTCGGTCTGCAAGGCCAAGGCGATGATGCCTATGAATTTATTGAGGAGGGCGCAGGCAGGGACAAGCTGGTGGCGCTGGTCAAGGCAGCGTCAATCATCACAACGGTGGATCAGGTAACAATGCCCGAAAGGTTGAATCCGATCATCAATTCAGTGCAAGTAGCAACACCGGCAGCCGAGGACATTGCCAAGGAATTTGAGGCAGAACCAACGCCACCAAAGGAACAAGCCAAGATCGGCAAGCAGATCGCCATTGAACATTGGGACAGCATCCAAGATGAGCCGGTGAAGTGGCTGATAGATAAGGTGTTGCCCGTTGGCAGTTTCAGCGCACTCTACGGACCGCCAGGGAGTTTCAAAAGTTTCCACGCTCTTCATATTGCTCACTGCATCGCCACAGGTACACCGTGGATGGGCAATGAAGTCACAGAGAAAGGCGCTGTCCTGTACATCTGTGGCGAGGGCTTTGGCGGTGTCGGCGCAAGGATTAAGGCGTGCAAGCAGCACCACCAGACAGAGGACGGCGCACCGATCTACGTCATACGCCATCAACTCAACCTCAGATCAAGCATAGAAGACTTCAACGCGCTGGTGCTGGCCGTAGAGACGCTGGTCATGGAAACCGGCATCGACTTTAAGTTGATCGTCATAGACACGCTGGCGCGAGCCTTTGGCGGTGGGGATGAGAACTCGGCCAGCGACATGATGCAGTTTGTCGTCACCTGTGGGCATATACAGAAGATCGTGCAAGACGCAGGACTGATGATCCTGCATCACAGCGGGAAGGACAACAGTCGCGGGATGCGTGGTTCGTCTGCGCTCTTAGGGGCGGTGGATAGTGAACTGGAACTGATCAGGTTTGAGGACACCATGAAAGGAGTTATCCGCATTGCCAAGCAGAAGGACGGCGAAGATGGCACGCGCTACGGCTTTGAGATGGTCACAGTCGAACTGGCAGCGCCAGCCGGATCACTGCAAATTGGCGATCCAGTGACCAGCCTAGCGGTGCAGGCCAGCGAGATAGCCGCGCTTGATACCGCAAAAACTGACAGTAAGTCAAAGGGGCAAAAGTCTTTCCCTGGCGGCGCAAAACAGTATTTGGCTATCCAAACACTTCAAACACTGATTAAGAAGAATGGATCTCTTAAGGTAATCAAAGGTTCACAGCGCATGGTTGTTGAATTGGAGGCGTGGCGGCAGGAAATGGAGACAGTTTTAGGCATCACTGACAATGAAGCCAACGCATTTAAGACAGCATGGTCACGCATGAAAGAACGATTAGCTGAACATGGCCAAGGTGGAATGACCAAGGAATATGTCTGGTTACAGTTTGCAAAAACAGATGAATCAGAGTTTTAAAGGTCAAGTGTAACGGTGTAACCTTAGATATTGGTTACAGTTTTACCTAAAGACTTAAAACAATTCATAATCTTACTGGAAAGCAATAACAATTATGGATAATGTAATTAATATAGTGGTTACAGTTGGTTACAGTTGGTTACAGTTGGTTACACAGAGGTTACAGTTACACTTCGAGAGTCTATAAGACTCGAAGAGGTGTAACCTTGTAACCTTGTATCGGAAACATAAAACAAGGAAACCGAAATGGCAACGAAGAGAACAGCAAACAAGCATCCAGAGACAAAGCAGCCAAGTCCACAAGCAGATGCGTGGACGATTTACGTTCAATCCAAACTTGTGGAATTGGAGGCTGCCAAAGCAGTCAGCGATAGAAAATGGGGAGAAGATCGACTGATTACTTTAGTAGACAGTCAACTTAGAGAGAAATTCTGGATTCAGACCGGCAGAGTGCATCAAGCAGCATGGTCAAAGGACAAAGACAAATTCGATTCAAGTCTGGCGGGAATGATCAGGGCGTACTCAGTGCTCGATCAGTGGGCAACCGATCAGGGGATCAGTCCAGCCAGCGACAGCATTCCAAGGATTGAGTGGAAGATGCAAACCGATCAGGTCATGGTCATTGTGCGTACAGTCAACGAAGCTGTGGCTATGCAGCGCGAAAGACAGGAACTGGACAACAAGTGCATCTGGTCAATGGAAGAGCTTGAAGTGATCTTCAATGATCCGCTTGTGCAACAGATCATCAAGGTCAAGGCGTTTGATCCAACGGCCAAGGTGGTTAACTTCAAAGCAAACGATAAATTCGGTGGACAATCAGGCTTTGATGATTTAGAAAGTGATCTGCACGCCTTTCAAGGTGAGGCAGTAGAAAAGAAATTCGATACCAAACTCGCAGGGAGACTAAGAAATGCAGCAAATTAAGCGATTAGCGGAGTTGATCAAGCAAAAGGTACTGGATGTCATCCAGCGCGTTAAAACAGCTCTAGGGCAGGTTTAAGCATGGCAGGAAGACCAAAATTCAGAGAAGACATGGCGCTGCTTGAAGATCTGCCAGACGACATGATAGTCTCGATGTTTGAGGCAGGCAAGTCGCAGACCCAGATTTGCTACGAAATGGGCATCGGGCGCAGGGCGCTTGAGCAATGGATCGAAGATACCGATCCCACTATAATTGCGCGTGCGCGCGCGAAAGCCGCCGATAAACTCGCGGTGGAGACTCTGGACATTGCTGACAGCATGGCGGACAGCAACCCGCAGCGCGATGTCCAGCGCATCCGAACCAGGCAATGGCTGGCCGAAAGGTGGGATCAGAAGACTTATGGCTTACAAAAGGCCGCATCAGTCAACATCAATATCCAAGACTTACGCATGGCGGCACTGCGCCATGTCGAGGTTGTCGATGACTTATCCACAGAAAATCGCAATGATTGATCACATTGGCCTGTGCATAACTGCGAAGTGCCTGCAAAACAAGCAGAAACAGGCCAGTTATCCACAATTGACTTAACATAATGGACATCGTGTCAAATGGATATTGTCAGCGTTCTGTAAGTATGTATATAAATCAAGGACTTGCATGAATAGTGGGGTGTGGATAACTTTTCCGCTGTCAACTGGCGCTGCCGACCGTCCGCTGGCTGGGGGCGCGGCGCGATGCCCCCCCCTTGCGCTTTGCGGCGGGGGCGACTGATGATGCAACCGAACACCTACCGAATCCCATAACCACATGACCCTACCCCCTACCCCCACTGCCGCAAAGAAGAGCGTCCCGAAAAAAAATTCTGATGATTTGCTGACGAATAACCCTTTTGTCGAATTCGTCAAGCTATACAAGAATAATCCGGTGCTGTTTGTCAGAGAGGTGCTGAATACTGAGCCTGACCCATGGCAGGTGGAATTCTTGAATCACATCGCGTCCGGCAACAGACGCATATCGGTGCGAAGCGGTCACGGTGTGGGAAAGAGTACGGCATCAGCTTGGGCGATGATTTGGTACTTGCTGCTGCGCTTTCCGGTGAAGGTGGTGGTGACTGCGCCGACAAGCAGCCAGTTGTATGACGCATTGTTTGCCGAGGTTAAGCGTTGGGTGAAGGTGCTGCCGCCGATGCTGGCTGATATGTTGGAAGTAAAGCAGGACCGTATTGAGGTGATTGGCGCTAACGAAGAGGCGTTCATCTCGGCCAGAACATCGCGTGCGGAGCAGCCAGAGGCGCTCCAAGGGGTTCACAGTGATCATGTGATGCTGGTGGGGGATGAGGCATCCGGCATACCTGAGAAGGTGTTTGAGGCGGCATCTGGCTCGATGTCCGGCCACAACGCTGTCACGCTGTTATTGGGTAATCCTGTGCGTTCCAGCGGATTCTTCTACGACACCCATAACCGATTGGCGGGAGATTGGGTGACGATGAAGGTGTCCTGCGCCGACTCGCCCCGCGTATCTGAGGCTTACATTGAGGAGATGAAGTCGCGCTACGGCGAGGAGAGCAATGCCTACCGCATCCGCGTGTTGGGTGAGTTTCCGAAGTCTGACGAAGATACCGTCATCCCCATGGAATTGCTGGACTTGGCGATGAATCGGGATGTGGTGGCATCGCCTTACGCGCCACTGGTGTGGGGATTGGACGTTGCACGCTTTGGCTCGGATCGTTCTGCACTGTGCAAGCGCAGGGGTAACGCGGTGACTGAGCCGATTAAGACTTGGAAGAATCTGGACTTGATGCAGTTGACCGGCGCGGTGGTGGCCGAGTACGAAGCACTATCGCCAGGTGATCGGCCTGGCGAGATACTGGTTGACAGCATTGGACTTGGCGCTGGCGTGGTTGACCGCCTCAGAGAGTTGAAACTACCGGCGCGAGGGATTAACGTGGCCGAGTCACCGGCCATGGGCGGTACTTACCGGAATCTGAAGGCTGAACTTTGGTACAAGGCCAAGGCGTGGCTGGAGCAGCGGGATTGTCGGCTGCCAAAGGATGAGCTGCTGGTGGCTGAGTTGGCGACCGTGCGTTATATGTTTACGAGTAACGGCAAGATTCAGATTGAGAGCAAAGATGAGATCAAGAAGCGGGGTTTAGCGAGTCCAGACAAGGCTGATGCGTTTTGTTTGACCTTTGCATCTGATGCGGTGATCGGCATGATGGGGAGTAAGGCTGGCAACAACTGGGCGCAACCGTTGAAAAGAAACCTCTCAAGGGTTGCATAATACGAATTCGTTGGCGCATAGTAACTGGGGCTACTAAAAGCAGTTTGCTCTAGGTTGGATTCAACCCAGAACTCCCTGCGCCAACACCTAATTCTTTAAGGGGTAAATTATGAAGATGACCAAGGCAGCAAAGAAGGTTGGCAAGGTGATGGGCGAGTACAAGGCTGGCACATTGCACTCCGGCAAAGGCGGCAAAGTAGTCAAGAGTCCCAAGCAGGCCATCGCCATTGCGATGTCCGAAGCCAAGATGCCCATGCGCGGTGCGCGTACAGCTAAGAACATGAAGACCAAGGGGATGCGTTAATGGCTACCTTAAAACGCACCATGGATCAGGCCATGGATCAGGACGAAGGCTATGAGGACGGCGGCGAGAGTTGTCCCATGGCAACGCAAGACATCACGCTGAACTTGAAGAATCGCGCCAAGGCAATTGACTCTGCGAACTACGGTCCGGAGAACCCCAAGCTGCCAAATAAGCAGTATTGGATGCAGATGGCGGCTGAGTGGGAGGTGTCCGAGGAGGATGCCAAGATGAGCCGTTGCGGTAACTGCGCGGCGTTCAACCAAGATGACTCCATGCTGGAGTGCATTGCAAATGGCATTGGCGAAGAGGGCGACCCATGGGCGGTGATTGATGCCGGTGACTTGGGTTACTGCGAGATATTCGACTTCAAGTGCGCGTCCAGCCGTACTTGCTCGGCTTGGGTGGTGGACGAAGACGGCGAGAGCGAGGGCGAAGAGATGCCTGAGTCATTGCTGACAATCAAGATTGGAATGAAAAATGAAGACTAAGCCTGGCCTCTACGCCAACATCAACGCCAAACAAAAACGTATTGCCGCAGGCAGCGGCGAGAAGATGAACAAGGTTGGATCAAAGGCTGCGCCGTCTGCTGCCGACTTCAAGCTGGCGGCCAAGACCGCCAAGAAGCCGAAGAAGTGATCTCCCCCATATGCATCTCGACAGTACACGGCAAAGGTTTGCGGGTGATGCTCACAAGCATCGCCGAGTATTGTCCCGAAGTGCCTGTCTATTTGCGCGGAGCAGAGTCCATTATTGGCGGCTTTGACGCTGACCTTAAAGTGTTTGGTGCAGCGCACAATTTCGGTGACGACTACAACGAGATCATTGACAAAGCCTTTGCCGATGGGTTTGAGTCGGTGATCTGCGCCAATGACGATATTGTGCTGACACCCACCAGCTACCGGCTGCTGATGGAGGATGTCAATCAGTTGAAAGCGGAAACCGGTGCGCCTGTGGGCTGGGTTTCAGCGAGATGTGATGCGGCAAGGCCGGTGCAAAATATTCGATCTAATCCCTTTGATCAGCAGTTGCACTACTTCAAGTACCCATACGAGGACGCAATTGTGCCTATGGAATGCCCATCCCCTATCTTTGCATGGATTGGGCGTGATGCGTGGGAGGCTGCAAAGTTTCCACCGTTGAACTGGTACTCGGATGATGTGCATTGCGAGGACTTGCGTGCCGCTGGCTTTCACCACTACCTGAGCCGGTCATATGTGCATCACATTGGCAGCCAAACTGTGGGCATGAACGGTGACGCACTGACCAAGGCCGCGATACCGTGGCTATTAAAAAACAGACCGGAATATGCAAAACAGTGGTTTGACACTTAATCTTGGATCGGGCAAGGATTACAAAGCCGATTGCGTGAATGCTGATATTCGCGCAGATGTTGGCGCTGATTGGGTGGTGGACATTGGTGCGCCAATGCAGATCGACCGACAGTTTTCAAAGATCATTGCCAATGATGTGTTGGAGCATATACCGAACTTGGTGGCGGCCATGACTAACTGCCGCGACTTGTTGGAGATGGGTGGCGAGATGCACATCCATGTGCCGTATGACTTGAGTCATGGAGCATGGCAAGACCCGACTCATGTGCGTGCATTCAATGAGAAGTCATGGGTATATTACTGCGAGTGGGCGTGGTACTTGGGCTGGAAAGGTAGTCGGTTTGAGATGGAACATTTGCAAATGAGTCTCAGCAATTACGGTGCGAGCCTAGAATTACCGCAAGAAGAAATATTGCGACTGCCGCGAGCAGTTGACTCCATGTATGTGATTTTGAAGAAAGTGCCTTATGAAAACACCGGCGTGGCAACGTAAAGAAGGAAAGAATCCGAGTGGCGGCTTGAACGCCAAGGGACGCGCCAGCGCAAAGGCCGAGGGCATGAATCTAAAAGCGCCGGTCAAAACTGGCGACAACCCGCGCAGGGCATCATTCCTTGCGAGAATGGGCAATATGCCTGGCCCGATGGAAAAGAACGGCGAGCCAACCCGATTAGCGTTGTCTCTCAAGGCTTGGGGGGCTA